GTCCGAGTTCGAAATCGAAGGGGGACTTGAAGAACCCCATCGTGAACATCAACTGCGCGATGCAGATTATGGGCAAGTATCTGGCACTCGACAAGGTCGTTGCGGCCGGGGGTTACACGAGTTTGGGTCAAGCTGAACCGAAGGGGTTGGCAAGATACTGGTCGGTGTTCCGAGTTCCGGACAAGAAATCGAAACACCATCTTGCAGAAATTCAGGCGATGACCCGGCTTGCACCCGGTTGTCTGTAAAGACTTGTAAAGTAAAACGCCCCTGTCCGTATTCAAACCCGGAGAGGGGCGAGTAATCAGGCGGCTAACACTCCGCTTTCGCAGTATCAGGGGGAGTACTCCCCACAACCCCGCCGCCTGTTCAGTGTTGAACTACTTCAATCACAAGCCGGGTGCCAAGCTTCTTCGGCCTGAATTCCTGCGTCACCATCCAGGGCCCGGTCACCTTCCAGGAATCGTCTTCAAGGATTCCGCAGGTCACAAGCCCATCGACAACCGACTTCATCGACCCAACGAGGCCGTCGAAGTCGAGCGTCCGGTGCGCATAACGAGTGATCTTTATGCAGGCATTATGCAAGGGAACCTTCGGCTTCTTCCCCTTCGTGAGTTGATCAATCAACATCGCCCACAACTTATTCTGTCGGTGAAACTTCATTTGATGGGCGCGCAATGCCCGGTTCAGGGACATCGGAAGTTGGTTCTCAATTTCCATTCTCAAATAATATTCCATGCGCACCGCTTAAAGGAAGACCCCGGACCTTGACGGTGCGGGGTCTTTAAGGAAAATTCTGAATTGCTGTTTAGAATTGCGTGAACGATACCAAGTCATTCTCACAATTCCAAATACATTTTTAAACTGTGGCGGTGGAGGGTTTGCCCTGTACCCGCTGGTATGCCCATCTCCGGTTGAGTTTATCTCAACACAACCCTTGGTTGTCCGCATGGTGTACCAGCCAAAAGGCTGAACTCAATCCTTGGTTGGAGGTTACCAACCCGGAGCGAATGAAGCGGGCTGCCAATGCCTGGACTCGAATTGGTCAACGAGCAAGGGAATACCTCAAGTCGTTGAACGGAAGTGACAAGAGCGGCGTGCGAACGCAACGAGCCTCATCAAAGGCGAACAGTCACCTGTGGATGGTTAGTACGTTTCGAATCTTCGGAACTCCGCTGGCCTTTGTGAATCTTATTTCTCGGAGGGAATGATTGATGGGAAAGAAGAAGACCGGGCCTCAAAAAGAACGAGCCAAGATTCGAAAAGAAATGGGACAAGAACGAATCGACTTCATCCAAAGCGATGAGTTCTTGCGAAGCTTCAAGTGGCATGAAGCCAGGTTTAGAATTCTGAAGAAGTTCAAAGCCGAGTGTATGCTATGCCGTGACAGAACCTCACGCCTGCACGTTGATCACATTCTTCCGAGAAGAACCCATCCTGAACTTGCCCTAGATCTAAATAACCTTCAGGTCCTTTGTGAATCTTGCAACCACGGCAAGGGCTTCAAGTTCACGGAAGACTTCCGACCCCCTGTTGATCTTCAAGGGAATGTGATTCTGAAGAAGGCCGTAAAGCAGGCTTCAAACCAAGGTGGACAAGATCTTCAAACCCCTGGTAAATCTGACACCATCCGGCCTTGAGTTTAGTATCCAAGACCGATAGGCACTGCGGGGTTTAAAAACTCTTAAACCCCGTGGTTCCGCTTTGAATTCTTGAGCAGGTGTTGTACAAAGTTTCAACTAAACTCAAGAAAGGCGGTCCACTTTGGAACTGACCCAAGAACCTGAACTTCCTGTTCCGTATCACAATGTTGGCGGAGTCACCTTCTCGGCCGACACATCCAAGCTCGATGAAGCCCTTGCAACTGCGCAAGGTTCAATCATGGGCGCACTCAAGAAATCCGAGAACGATGCCTTCAAGAAGGACGGCAAGGCCTCAACCTTCGCAGACCTTGAGGCATGTTTCGACGCGTGCCGGAAGGCCCTGTCGGACAATCGAATCTCATTCACTCAATGGATTGCAACCCCTTCCGACTTCTCGCGTGTTCGAATCACAACCCGCCTTGGGTGCTTCGGACAATTCATCATGTCATCGTTTGAGATTCCAACCCGCAAGAACGACGCCCACGGGGTTGCAGGCGCAATCACTTACGCCCGCCGGTATGGTCTGGTCTCGGCCGTTGGCATCGCGCAGGAAGACGATGACGGCAACACTGCGGCCGGCGTTGATTCCAAGGCCAAGCCTGAACCAAAGCCGAAGACGCCCATCAACGTGACGCCGCCCCTTCCGAAGAAGCCCGTGGCGCCCGAAGACATTCCCCAACCCCAACCCAACTACGACATTCCCGAGGGCCTCACGCCGCGCCAATACCTGAAACAACTTGCCGACGAGAAGGCGATTCAACCCAACGAGATGAAGGACATCATTGAACGCGTGACCGGCAAGCGCGTCATGTCTTCGGCGCTCGACCCCGAACAAACGAAGAAGGTCATCGACTACGTTTCGAAACTGATTGCGAACCCGCCCGTTCCTAAGGGGGGCTTATGACGCTGATTGTCTATCGAGAAGCCTTCGATGAAATCGCGTACGTTCGATTCGTGACCTCGAACATCGAACTGTATTCTTATATTGAACTTCAAATGGAACTCAAAGAACCGACCTACACTTACGCTTCACTCGAAGATGCAATGTTGGTTGGTTGGCACGTTGTGGGGACCCTATGAGTGTCATCTTATGCAAGCAATGCAACGTTCACCTCGACCACTCGGAATGGGTGAAGCACCCGTGCGCGTGGCAAGGTGCAACGTATTCTGTCCCCAAGTCCGCAGTCATTCCCCCAAAGACCAGCATCCAACTACTTGCGGCGGAATCCGCAGCTTCGCTTGTGCGCCTTGAACGCGCAGGCTCGAAGCGTCCGTTCAAACTTCAGGGCCTCGACATCCTGGACGCCAATTCTGAAATCGTCGCGCGCTTCCATGACCGGCATGACGCAGGCTTCGCGATGCTGGCCTTCGACTACTTCTTGGACTTCGTTGAATACGTGAAGGACAGGGGGAACTTGTGAGTTTCATTTCTGTTCACGAGGTTTACAGGTCAGGCCTTCTCGCAATCCGCCCCGGCAAGATCTACGTCGGTCAGTTCGTTTCGCACGAAGGAAGAATCTGGTTGATGTTGTTCGATGACACCGGCAAGTGGGACGCGTACGACCCGAACGACTTTAGTCCGGTTTGGTGACCCATGGCTGACATCAAAAATAAGCCCGCGCTGCCTGAGGGGGATAAATCTTGGGCTCCAAATCCAGAAGGCAAATATAGGTGCAATTGTGGTCAGGCGTTTGACCACCCGATGGCGAGAACCGCGCACTCGGCTAATTGTTTACCTGAGGGGGATGAGTTTCCGGACCAAAGATTTCGAGACTGGGCAGCGACCAAGTCTTGGAGTGGGCCTAAGGACATTTCGCGAGATATTGCGGTCTGGGCCTGGTCCCTGCGTGGGGAGGAAGTTGCAAGACTAAAGGAACAACTTTGCATCACTATCGGTATAGAGGCGGAAGTATATGAATTAAAACAGCAGGTCGCAGGGTTGGTTGAGGCGTTGAAGATTTATCGTGACGCTGATTTCGAGGCCGATCCAGAACAGGCAAGCCATGCTGACGCCGCTCTCGCTCAATTCGGGGGTCCCGATGGGAAGTGAAATCGCAATGGGCGCCTTCATCGTGTTGATGTTGATCTTCGGCCCCTCGATCCGCCGAAGCATCGAAGCGTTCTTCGCCCGGAAGCAAGCCAAACTCGAAGCCTGGATTGAACAGGACCGGAAGCGCAGGGGGTTGTCAGGTGATTGATTTCTTCATCGGCCTTGGCGTCTTCATCTTGACCGTTTATCTCGCAATGCTAGCGTCATGTCTAGGCTTCCTGTTCTTCGTGAACTGGTTGTTCAAGACCTCGCCGAAGGTTCAGAACAAATACGACATCGACTAGGGGGGAATCATGCGCACTTTCTATCATCAATCAATCGTCATCGAAGACGCCCTGAAGGGTTGGCCCGAGGCGCACTGGGAATCTATCGCCAAGAACTGGGGGACCTCGGTCGAAGGCGCAAGGCACGCAGTCAGAACCGCGAACGATGAAGGTTCAAGGTTCTTGCGTCACGAAGCCTGCGACAACTTCGATGACCAAACCGGGTGCCGTGGACACTTTTCGGCGGAATGAAGAAACCCAAAATCTGGTTCTGCGAGGTCTGGTCGTACAACGTGGTGTTCTTCATCGGTTGGTCGCGCCAAGACTTTGAGTCAGGCTTCCGGAAGCGATACGGCACCGCAGTTCCAGGCCCCGCCAACCGCGAAGGGACAACCCTTGATTCCCCCGAGTTGGCAACCGTTGTTCTTTGGACACGGTCAACCAAGGCCTCGGTCATCGCCCATGAATGTCTGCACGCCGCGAACTTCATCCTGAAATCGGCCGGTCACAAGATCGACACCGAGAACGATGAAGCGCAGGCCTATCTTCTCGATGCCCTTGTCAAGAAGGCGACAACGTGAACCCGACCTTCGCCCTGTTCCTTGACTCCCCCCCTGTTAACCCATGGTAGTATGTCCGTATGACACGAGGTCGAAGATCGGACTTCAGTGACGCGCTCGCTGAACGGATGCTCAAACTTTACAGAGAAGGCAAGACCGACCGACAGGTTGCGGCCCGCATTGGCGTGTCGCCAAGAACCATCGCCAACTGGAAGGGACAGCATCCAGATTTCTTGCAATCCCTAAAAGAAGCCAATGATGTTGCCGACAACCTTGTCGAAGCCTCTCTGTTCAATCGCGCAACGGGTTACACTCATCGCGAAGAGAAGATCTTCCTTTGGGAAGGGCAAGTCATCCGGGTTCCGACCTTGAAGCACATTCCCCCGGACGTGACGGCGCAAATCTTTTGGCTTAAGAACCGCCGGCCCGAACAATGGAGAAACGCCGAACGCGCGGAACGCGAAGACCAAGAACCCAAGGAACGCCAAGCTATCCAGGTCAAGACCTTCGCTCAGTTCTGCGAGACCGCCGGGTATCCTGTCCCCTTCGAGAAGCAAGACGAGATGCGGGCCTTCATCGTCGATGACGTTGACTGCGTCCCCCGGATGCTTCTCGGTGCGCGCGGATACGGCAAGACCGACTACATCACAATTCTTGGCGTGGCCTACAAACTCTATCGGGACCCGAAGTATCGAACCTTGATCTTGACCAAATCGAAGGAACGCAACGTTGCAATTCTCAAAGAAATCGAGACGGCGCTTCTGAAGAACGGGACAACCTTCGATAAGTCGAATTCAAACTATCTGCGGGTGACGGGACTTCTCGGCAAGGACCACTCGGTCAGTGCGGTCACCATCAAGACCGCTTCACTGCGGGGAAGGCATCCAGACCTCACGCTTCTTGACGATCCGGTCACCGAAGATGACACGAGTGAAGCAACCCGGAAGCTTGTCGAGAAGAAGTGGAACGAGATTCTGAAGCTGACCTCGAACGCCGCAATCATTGGTCAACCCGCCCACAAGTTCGACCTCTATGCCAAGCTTCGCGGCATGATCAAGATCATGGAAGTTCCGCATGGGACGATTCCGCAGCTTGACCATGACCTGGAAGCGCAGCGCCTGGCGGGCGTTGATGAAGCTTCGATCCAGGCGAGCTACTTCCTGACCATCAAGAACGAAGGTTCAACCCCGTTCGACGGCATCCAGTACATCGACAAGTTCCCCGAAGCGAACTCCGCAATCGCGTTTCTCGACCCGTCTCACAAGGGCGTTGACCTCTCGGCCCTATCTATCCTGACAGGCTTCGGGCAAGGCGTTGCGGTCGTGGGGTTCGCGTGGAAGCGCGCGTGGAACCATTGTCTTGATGACGTGGTTGCGCAACTCGTCAAGTTCAAAGTGAAGAAGCTGGCCTTCGAGACCAATGGTCTAGGTGACCAACCAGTCGAGATACTGCGCGGGCTTCTTGCGCCGTACGGAATCGGCGTCATCGGCCGGAACTCGAGCACGAATAAACACGCCCGCATTGTCGCGGCCGGGACCTTCTCGCACCAGATTCACTTGTCCAGGGAATCGTCGAAGGTCTACACTGACCAAGTAGTTCAGTATGAGTACAACGCGAAGCATGATGACGCGCCCGACTCTTTGGCCTCGTGTCTTGAGTGGATCGGGTTCATTCGCGGTAAATCCTAGGGGGTTCAATGTCTATGTTGTCGATGTTCAATTGGGGCGCAGCGGTTGGCGGTCCCACGCCTTCGGAACTTCCTGAAATCTTCACCGTGCCGATGTCGCAATCAGACTTCGTTGAAATTGAAGTTCAATTCATCTACGCGAAGATCTTGACCGACACTTTGGAACGCATGACCGGCGTCAACGAGAAGGTGCAGAAGGTCCTTTGGGACAACTGTCTTCAGTCTGAAACCAACCGGGGCTTGGTCAGTTTGATTGCGAAGTCCATGGCGAAGAAGTCTGAACTCTATCTGGTTTACAAGTCTGACCTCGACACGCTTCGTGAAGCCGACACGGCCGAAGCCAACCTGATCAAGGCGGCGTATCGCGACGGCAAGCAACCGCCGAAGGGCATGGTCGGGTTGTCCTTCCGGAACTTCCGCCAAGCCGACATGATTGATTTCTACTCGCGCCTTGAATTCTTGTCGATTGCGTCATTGTACAAGTCATCCAACCTGTCGAAGGCGATTCAATTGAAGATCAAGGGTCTTCGCCAAAGCACGTCGTTGATTGATTCTCAAAGCGCAATCACCCAAGGGTCCGCAATCGCAACGGCACTGAAGAACGGCAAAGATGTTCTGATTGATGGTGAAGATTCAATCATGACGGCAACCCCCGATGTCGAAGCAACCAAGGCTTCCATGGAGTTTCTCGACGGCAAGCGGTGCTTCTATCTCGGCATGCCGATGTCGTACATCAATGGAATCACGGGCAAGGGTTCGCTTGGTGATACGGGCGACGCCGATGCCCGCGCAATTGAACGCGGTTTGAAGTGGTATTATTTTTCGATCTTCAAGGCACCCATGGAACTCATCTTCGGAATCAAGACTGACTTCAAGTCGGAAGAGTTTGGTCAGGTTTCTTCCGCTATGGAAGCCCTGAAGACCTTCGAACTTGTGGGCGAAGAATATATCTCCAAAGAGAACAAGCTTCTAGTTGTCAATCGCTTGCTCGATCTTGATTCCAAACTGGGCGAAGGTCAGGTTGTTCAAACCCCTGTTGACCAGTCGGCCGCAACTGTCGCGCCGGTTGACGCAGGCGAGAAGGTTGCAGACACCGCCTTCAATGGTGCGCAGGTCACGGCACTTGTCGATGTTGTCGCGGCCGTTAACGCGGGAACACTGTCAACCGATTCCGCAATCAACATCATTGCGGTTGCGTTCAAAGTCAGTGAACCGGAAGCCCGCAAGATTGTCGGAAGCCGCGTGAAACCTGCGCCCGCCAAGGCGGTGATTCCCCCGGCGGCCGTGTGAGTCAGGTTGTCTGTCCTTCGTGTGGTCATGCCTTCAAGCCGGCCCCGAAGCACGGGGGTTCCGGATACTCGAGGGGTTGCAGATGTCAGGTCTGTCGCGCTTCCCGCGCCGCGTACATGAGGGACTTCCGGGCGAAGCGCAGACAACGGATTGAGGGGTTGCGTGTCGATAGTTTACGATCCGAAGAAATTGATTCAGAAGATTGCGCCAAAGAAGAAGGTCGAGAACCTGATTTCATCGAAGGCCGGTCTTAAGAAATCGGCCCTGTCCTTCGTGAATGACATTCCATTCCTGGACAAGTCGCGCGTCACCGAAGTCGCACTGAAGACCGTGAAGGGTTACAAAGACCGGATCAAGTCTGGAAGCGACGCGGCCGACAAGCGAGAAATCAAGGAAGCGATTGTTGAAGATCCTGTTCAACTGGTGCAACGTGTTCAGAATGAAGTGGTCACGCAGGTGTCGAACAGAATCGCGGTTGTGTACGCAGGCGAGTTCTATGTTTGGTTGCCGAGTGACGCGGAAGAACCGGACCCTGAACATCAATTGAACTACGGAAAGCAATTCCAAATCGGCGAAGGCGAGATGCCGGGTGACCGCTACGGTTGCCGGTGCGGAATGGAAATCCTAGTTCCCCAAACGAAACTGGAGTTGTGAAATGTTGAACATGTTCCTTTACGGACTGGCACTGAGAATGAAACCCGCAGGCGATGGTGACGGCGGGGGCGGCGGCGATGACGGCAAGCCCGATGCAGCGGCCCTGGCCAAAGAGAACGCGGACCTCAAGGCAAGACTTGCCGACCTCGAGAAGAAGACCAAAGAGAAGCCCGATCCGGACCAAGACCTGAACGAGAAGGCGCGCCTGCAACGTGAACAAGACGCCAAGCGCAATACCGATTCGTCGGCGCTCGAGGCGGCGGTTGAATTCAACCTGTCGGGCAAGAACTTCTTGAAGGAACACGAATCGATTCTTCCCCCTGAAGTCGCTGACATTTTTGCGCAGGCCGAAGCCGAGAAGAATTGGGGTTCGCATGTTGCCAAGGCATCGGCAATCAAAGACGGAATCATCAAAGAGTTCTTCAAAATTCAATCCAACCTGGACCTTCTGACCGCAACGCAGAAAAATTCTGTTGAGAATTATCTTCGTTTGACGAAGACTGGACGGGAAGAAAAGGCGCAGTCAGTCTTTGAGAACATTTTGGAACCGACTCTTGCCGCGATGAAACGCGAGAAGAAGGCGGCCGAAGTGAATCGACAGAAGTCTGGCGGGGGAACCGACGCTGATCGCGCATACCGCGAGAAGATGGTTTCAGGAAGCCGTAAACACTATCTCAGGGAGACGAAATAACATGGCTCACGACGCAACCAAAGTTCTACTAGGTTCCACGCAATCGAACATCAAAGATGTCGTAAACAAAGCGGGAACCATTGCGGCCGGCCTTCTGGTTCGCCTGAAATCCGACGATACAATTTCAATCGCACTTGCCGATGGTTTGCCCTTGGGCATCTCCCTCGGTAACTCGCAGTCGGGCATCTCGCGCACCGCTATCGCAATCGCCGGGAACCGCGTTCCCGTGAAGCTTGCGTCGGCGTTCACTCCCACAATCGGCGCGCAGGTTCACATGTCGGACACGACTGGTGAGGCCGCAGCTTCGGGCACCGGCAAGACTGGCTTGAATGCCGTCTACTTGACAGGCGTTCTGACTGGAATCACCGAAGCGGGCGCCGAAGTGAATGTCGCTTTGATCGCAATGCCCGGCGGCCTGTAAGGGGGAGTCGTGGCGAAGAAATCAATGGGTGAGAAGATTGCCGACGTTGTCGATGCAGTGATTCACCCGGAAGCGCACGAAGCCGCGAAGCAAGTTGGGGCCGACGAATCGGCTTCGATGGAACTTCAAAGCGTGAAGCATAAACCAAAAACCGAGGGCGCCTTCAAAGGGCATCCGAAGTTCGACAAATTTAACTAAGGGGAAAACGTGGCAACTAATAAAATCGGAACTCGGACAACTGAAGAATACATGAATGACTATTCTCCGGTTTATCAACCCATCTACCCCCTGTTGATGAAGAACGTTCAACAGCACGCGGAAGAAGTTGGCCAAGTAAACTTCAAGCGCGCTTCGACTGTCGGTGACATCCGGGCGAAGCACATCTTGCCGAAGGATACCGAGATGCGCCAAGTCGCAGTTTCGGAAGGAACCAAGTCGTTCAAAAAGTATTTCTTGGGGAACCAATACACGGTTTCTCAATTGCAATCGCAGGAAGACACCGAAGCGGTAACGACTGAAGTTCTCGACGAGAACCAGAAGCTTGCCGATGAAATGTTGTCGCTTGGCGAAGGCACTTCGAATGGAACTGTCGTGAACAACGGCGTGTTCTACTCGGGCGACCCCAACCACGTGACCATTGCAACCAGCGAGATCGCGGGTTCGGGCGACACGCAGAAGTTGAACTTCCACTCTGCAATAATCGCTTCTTTGGCCAACCCGAACAAACTTGCGGGCGAGAAGTTGATTCTGTTCTACGGAACAACCGCAGGGACCATGCTCAATTCTCTGTACTCGGCAACGACCTTGCCCTTCCGCTCGACTCTGCAATCGGCCTTGGGTTCGGCGTACACAATCGTCGAGATGCCCGAGAACACCTTCCCCGCAGGCGAGAACGGTTGGATCATTGTCAACTTGGATCGGATCAAGGTTCACTTCTTGACCTTGCCCAAGGTTGACTCGGCCGGATCGAATGACGAGAAGAAGTATAACTGGGTCAACTTCCTCATGGGTTCCATGATGGTTGACGTTCTTGCAATGGGTGGAATCACTCGCAAGATTGTGACCTTCGCGTAAACAGTAGGGGGACTTCACCGAGTCCCCCCAATTTAATTTGGGGGACAACATGCGTGAGTTTCTCAACTCAATTCTGATTTTAATCGGGTCTTCGAATCTGACAGACCCGGAGTTCAATTCTCTCACAATCGAAGACTACGGATATGATGACGCAACCTATCTCGCGCTTGACGGCGTGTTGTATGCGCGCGACCTCGTGTCTGATACTCGGACCCGCCTAAGGTACTACTTCCAGGCAAGGGGTGTTGAGACTTCGAGCGTGGAACTTGGGACATCCAACATCTTCATCGGGGCGCCAATTTGAAGGTTCAACTGGACAAGCGCTTCATCAAAAAACTCAAGGGCCGCTTCGGGCAGTACGAGTTCGAGGTCGGTATTCTTGAAGACGGCCCGCACCGCGAGGCGCGCCGTGGTGCGCGTGGCCTGAAGGGCCAAGACGTTCTGTCGAAGTATGCCGGCGGCCCTGTCCGGAAGGCCGGGCGCAAGTCCACTCAAAGCCTTGCCGACGTGTCCCGCGAGAACTCGGAACGGTTGGGGTTCAACTATCTGCGCCGCCCCTTCGAACAGAAGAACGATTCCGACATCATTAAGTTCGCACAAGAATTCATCAAGCTGGCGCTCGGCAAGTCAAAGGACAAGCGGGTGACGAACTTAATGCAGGCGATTGTTCGCAACCCCATCCTGCGGGGCGAGTACGGTGCGCCGAACTCGGCATTGACGCAGAAGATTAAGGGCTTCAATCGGCCCATGATTGACACGGGACAACTGTTCCGCGCAATCAAAGCGCGCGTCATCCGGAAGGGCGGCGGCCGTGGTTGAGAAATTCATTAAGGATTCGTTCAAAGAAATCTTCGGCCTGAAGAAGGTGACGTTCAATCGGCCGGACCCGGACATCCAAGAACAAGACGTTCTGTTCGTCGAGGCAACGCCCACGCGCCCGTCAATTCGTGACGGGGTTGAACAATACCGGGTCGAAGGTCGGGGTTTCTGTTTCGTCCAGGACGAGAAGATGCCCATGGGTTTCTTCGCCAAGAAGATCCGCCTTGCCAAGAACTCGGTGACCAAGCCCTTCTTCTTCTTCAACATCGATTCCAATGAGTCCACGTATCTGAACATTGGTCAGCGTGGGTTCGAATTCGTTTTACTTTACACTGGTCAGTACAACCCGCCTGCGGGTAACATCGAATCAATTGTGATCCAAGAATAGGGGGCGAACCTTGAACATTCTTTTAGACTACGTGATGCCGGTAACGGCTATTGAACCTGCGGCGGCCGCGAACACTGGCTTCCTGAAACAGGTTCTTGCCGTTGTGAAACCGAAGTCCGGCGTCACGCCCGGAACCATCACCCTGACAACTTCGCAGACTGCGGTTGCCGCAATCACCGACAACTTGGACGTGCAGCAATTGTTCGCAGGCGGTCTGTCGCGGGTTTACGTTCTCGCGGTTGCGGCGCTCGATGACATCGTCACCGCAATGCCCGGACACGAATCAGACTTCTTCACCATCTTGATTTCTTCGGACTTCGTTGCCGCCGATCTTGCCGACCTCGATGTCGGAACCTTCAAAGGTGTGATTGGTTTCTCGACAACCGATGACGCAGTTGCAGCGGCGCAGGCTATCATTCCGAACCGGGTTGGTTGGCATACGACTTCGGGCTCGAAGGCGAAGAACATGTTCTACGCGTTCGGGAAACTTCTCGCGAACCAATTGTCTTGGCGGAATCAACAGTATGTTGTTCTCCCCTTCGCCGATGACGTGGACACCTTGGGTGAGGCCGACAACTTGTTCGATGACCGGATTTCGTTCGGTCTGAAGGACGATGAGTTTGGCAACCGCATTGGTCTGTTCGCGGCCGGGGGCAAGGCTATCGTTGCGCCGTACATCACGAAGAATCTGACCTTGGACATGCAGTCGGCGGCCCTGACTTACATCTCCGGCAACCAACCGGCGTACACTCCCAAGGAAGCGGCCCTTCTTGAATCTGCGATGCAGAAGGTCATCGAGACTTATATCTCGGCCGACTACATCACGGACGGCACCGTGAGTGTTTCGCTTGTGGAAGACAACTTCGTGGCATCGGCATCCATCAACATGAGTGAACCCAAAGCCCTGTGGCGGGTGTTCGCTGAACTTCGCCAAACTCTTTAAGGGGGACCTATGATTTTTAAAATGTATGATTGCGATGTCGGCATTGTCCTGCGCGGTCAGCGCTATGACTTTGATCACGTCGATTCGTTGCAGATCGAAGACCCCGAGAACACGAAGTTGATTCGTGGGGCGAACGGAACGAACAAGATCGGCCTGTCGTACAAGGAAGGCATCAAAGATCCGAAGGGCGTGACCGTCAACGTCTTGGGTCTGACCGCCGCGATGTATGCCCTTTTGTCCGAAGCGTACGAGTCGAAGGAACGCATGGACGTTTACTGCGTTCACCGCGTCAACGGATCTTCGAAGACCGCGAAGAATGCAGTCCTTCGCCAACAACCCATGCAGTTGACCGTTGATGAAACGACCGACTCGATGACCGTTGCTTTGGCGTTCGACTCGTTCGACCTGTCCGAGGTTCACAAAGAATAATGTCTGAATTCAAGGTTCTTCCTATCGCCGGGTTCAAGTCATTGCGCGCCTTCAATGCGTTCAATACGCTTTTGCTCGGCCTGAAGATGACGCCCATGTATCAGGCTGAATCGTACGAAGATTTCTATGCGCGGGTCGCGGCACTTCCGATTGAAGATCAAGCGAACTTCATCCGTGAGGCCGCGTCCTTCGTTGAACTGACCGCCGATGAAGTGGAAGCGATGGTTGGTTTCACGGCCGACAAGAACGGTATTCCCCACGGCCCTGCACAATTAAAATCAATGGGCCCGGACAAGATTCTGGACCTGATTGTTTTGGTCTGTACCGAGATTGCGAAGATGAAGATCACGCTTCTCAACTCAACCGAAAAAAAAAACTAGATAAATTCTCGGTGGACCTGCGGCCGATCTTCGTGAAGCATCCAGGCATTGGCCTCGAAGAAGCGTTGAACATTTCATTCTATCAGGCGGTGTACAAGTGATCGAAGAAGTCCTGAAGGTTAAACCCGAACTAGATCCTGCGGCGGCCTCGCGCCTCGAGAAGAATCTCAATGCCCGCTTCGGCCGCGTTGCCAAGAAGTTCGGCTTCGGCTTGATGAATGTCATCAAGGGTTCGGGCGTTCTCGGTCTTGCCCTTGGCTTCATCGACAAGCTTCTGAACCCTTTGAAGGAAACCCAAGACGCAATCGAGCGCATGATTTCGCAGGGCGATGACATCGTGACCAATGCGAAACAGTTCGGCACGACCGCCGGCAAGTTGTTCAAATTGACCAAGTTCGCGCAGGCATCGGGCCTGGACCAAGAAGGCGTCTTCACCCTTCTGACCAAGTTCCAGTCGGCCGTTGCCGAAGCCAAGGCCGATCCGAAGAAGCAATCGGCCGTTCGGAACTTCACCGAAGATGCCGACATTGCGGAATCATTCTTCTCATTCATCCAGGCCCTTCGCGATACGACCGACGCAACCAAGCGGACACTGATTCAGAACGAGGTCTTCGGCGAGAAGCAGACCTTGAAGTATGCGGACTTTCTGCAACAGGACTTCAAACAACTCTCGGCCCGGCTTGGTCTGGCTTCGGCGGAATCGTACACGGCGCCCCTGAACAACCTTGCGAACAAGAAGGACATGCTCGACGAGTTGCGTTCAAGGAACTCGGCCGCCGATGTCTTCTTGAAGGGAAGCGCAATCACCGAGGGAATGATCAAACAAATTTCTGCGGCCGAAGCGATTGCGATGCAGAAGGAGAACGAACGAATCGCGAACTTCAAGAACCTCGCCGCAATCAGTATGACCATGGATAAAATCATGGGCTTGGTCGAACAACTGGTCTCGATGCTGGGCAAGTTGATTGTGATCTTGACGCCGGGGGCTAACGAACTCATGTCCGCAATCAAGAAGATCGGAAGTTCACGCCTTCTCAAAGGTTACACCGGAATGAAGGGGGAGTGATATGTTGAACGGTCTTGCGCCCATCATGTTGTTTCAGTTCTACAAGAACGTGCCGGAAGTTCCGACCGCCTTGGGTTCAATTCCCGTTGTCGGTGAATACCTCTCGTCATTGGCACTTCCGCCGATTCCGGTTTACTTGGACGAACGCCAAAGCGGAATCTTGATCACGGCCGAGTCGAAGACAATCGACATCGAGACCAAGCTTGATTCCAAGACGAACGGCGGAACCGACGTAAACCAGAAGGCCTTGGGTTCAACCATCAACGTTCAGATGACGGCCGAAGCTTCAAACCTTGGCGTTGTTTTGTTCTCGGCCTTCGCGGATTTGATTCTCGACAAGGTGACCAGTCAGGAATACTCGGTCACGTATATGAACGGACCCATCGTCTTGATCAATGGGCTTCTTCATTCTCTGTCGATTGATCCGGAAGAAGGGACAACCCTTTACAGAATCAACATGGTTCTCACGCGGGGCAAGTCGCAGGCGGCGGCGCCGGACACGACGTTGACCAAGTCAGAAGGGGCGGTTCCGCTTGCGGCCGGTCCTGAACTGACTCCGGTTCCCGCAGGCCCGCCAAGCGGGACGGCACCCGTGGCACCACTTCCGACTCCCCCTTCCCCAACCTTCAGTCTAGGACCGGCGGGTTAACATGATTTTCAACTGGTATAAGATTGCAAATCTCACGGCGTTCTTGGCAACTGGACTTGTGTCCAGAACCATCGACGTTGCGCTCGAAGACATCGGACAGAAGTCGGTCTTGATCACGCGGGGGAATCTTCTCTCGATGACGGTCGATGACGTGATGTTGTCGGTTCAGATGAATGGAAGAAACCCGTTCACCTTTGAGGGGCGGGGAATCTATCTCGATGGGAACAATGACCTCTGGTATGGGGTTGAGGTTGAGGCGTGAGAATTCGTTGCGAGTCAGGCTTCTTCACAATGGACGAGGTTCTACCGGGACAGGCCGGGCGCTTCCAGTCGGCGTTCGGAATCGACATCACGCCTTGGCGCGGCGTCTTCACGTTCCCCCCTCTCGCAGAAGTTCCCGAGTACAGTATTCAGGGCGCGCCCTTCTTGGGGACCGTTGCGCTTGAGTCGTACGCCGGAACCCCTGCGGAACTCTTTGAAGCGAACGGGTTCGTTTACGACTTTAGTCTTGGCGAGGTTGTCCCCGAAGTCGCAATCACTCGTCGCGCTGCATTGGACCTGTCGGGCATGGTCTACGTTTCAAACGGTCTTCTTCTTCCGGGCTCTCTCAGGGACGACGGGACACGCGTGAAGAACTACACGGCCTGGTTCTCGTTCGACACGGCAACGTTCAGATACTCCGAGGTAACCTTTGACTAAGATGGTAGAAGCTTCTTGCGCGGCCGGGGTTGTGACGGTTGACGGGTTCCCGGTTCCGGGCGCTGAAATCATTGGTCAGGGAATCAAGCCTTCATCGGGCGCGGCCCTGATAGACAAAGACCGAGTCGTATATATAAACTTGAACGGAACGGATCTTAAGAACTTGATCACGCAGCTTGGAACCATCGTTCAACAGATTGCGTTGATCACAACGGCGCTGGACGCGGTGACTGTTTCGCCGGGGGGAACCTTGGCCCTGACTGCGCAGTTGTCCGCGATGCAAGTTCAGCTTGTCGCAATGGGGGAGATGCTCGAATGATTGACATCGTATCAGTGACGGGCGGTGACCTTCGGTTTCTTGACACCGACGTTCCGCGTGCCGCGAACATTCTGGCAACTCAATTGGCCTCGCTCGAATACGCGCCCGACCTTGGCATTGATCTTCGGTATTTCTTGAATGAAAAGTTCAGCTTCCAGAACGCGTCATTCAAGGCATACCTGGTTCAACGTCTTGCCGAGAATGGAATCAATGTGGGTTCGGTCGGCGAGGTGATTTCAAATCTGTTCTCGACTTTGACGTTTAATGTTGATGACTCTCAAGAAGCCGGTTCCGGCATGATAGCGAGGTAACGATGTCCTTCACTTCCGAGAACGGCTATCTTCCGGTTTCAATCGAGACCATTATGGACAACATCCGGCTTGGCATAAACACCGAGTTCGGAACCGCGTACACGGCCGAGAACTTTATCGGGTCTGGGTTCTATAAATACTTCTATGCAGCGGCCCAAGAACTTCAGGCCAACGAGGTGAAGACTTCAGAAATCTTCTTGCGCCTTCAGCAATATATCACGGTGACGAACGAAGCGATTTCGAACCCGGTTGCAACGGCACCCGGAGTCATCGGCGCATTGAACACGGCGGGCTATGTCGCAAGTGTTAAGCCGCCGCAAGATGCCGATGCGGGCAAGATCTTCATCGCGGTTGACGTGAAGGACAACCACGCGCGTGGTCTGTTCACAATCACAAGCTTCGCGAACCTCGTGTCAGGGACCGACGATGTCTTGACGGTTGGCGTGACTGGCTTCACGGCGCAGACGGGTTCCGCGACTTTGGGGACCGGGACCTTCCAGGCCGCAACTTCAAACGACGCTTCGGCTTTGAGTTTGGCAACGCAGATCAACGCGCACGCAACGGCCGGGGCCTTGGTCGAGGCATGGGCGATTGGCGCAATTGTGTACGTGCGGGCGAAGACTGTCGGGACCGGCGGGAACTCAATCGCCTTGGGTTACACGAACAACGACGGCAACGTGGGGGCAACCAAGTCCGGAACAACTCTCACGGGCGGCGCGGCAACCACGCCCGACTACGATGACTCGCAGCTTGAGATTGCAACCATCATCAAGAACTCGGTTGCGGCCGGCATCGTGAGTCAGGGAACTGAAATCACTCCGATCGTTCTGAGCAACGGTCAGTCGTTTGATTTCAAGTACAACCTTCCAAACCGGACCGAGGTCTTGCTTCGCCTGACTCTGACATTGTCTGACAACAATCAGTCGGTCGTTCTGAGCCCGACCGAGGTCAAGACGATTCTTCTCGCCAACATCGCGGCCCGGTATTCTTTGGGGCGGGACTTTGAACCGCAGCGTTACTTCAACACTTCGGACGCGCCGTGGGCGGCGCAGGTCCTTCTTGAGTGGAGTATTGACGGGGGTTCCACGTGGAACAGTACCATTTATGAAGCCAACTACGATGACCTCTTTGAAATCTTGCTCGAGAACATCACGGTGATTGAGGTTTAAAATGCAACCGTTCAAGGGCGATTATCTCGAAGGACAGTTCTACAATTCGTTTGCGCCGATTGCGCGGTTGCTAAGCAACGACAAAAACCTGTTCATGGAAGGCGCTTACACGGCCGGACCATTGGGTGATTTGATTTATGACCTGGGCGCGGCGCCGCTCACGAACGCAATCAAGAAATCAATCTTCCGCGATGTGTTCAACGAACTGTTCAACGAAGCGTTCGTTCAGGTCGGAACCTTCGAGGCGTACATTTCGGTCTTCAAGAAGATCTTCGGCGACACGGTTGTGATCACGTTCACGGTGCCGGCGCCGGGCAAGTTGACGATCGACATTGAGGCGGCCGGGGTTGAATTGTCCAATTGGGTCGCGCAACATATCGAAAGCAATGCGTACGTTTACGACAAGGTTGTGACTCAAGATGGTGACTACATCGTGTTTCAAACCATCAAAGGGTTTCAGTCTCAGTATGAACTCGAACAGATGTTATACGAGATGGTCCCCGCAGGAATATTCACCGACATCAATTTAAGCTTAGGAGTTTAGCCGTGGCAGACAAAACGATTTTAGACCTGACGCTGGTCCCGGCGGTTGCCGATGACCTCAACGTTGGGGCCGACAACGGAACCCAAACCTTCCGCATGACAGTTGCGCAGTTGAAGGAGTACGTGGTTGCGGCGGCCGATGCTCTGAGAATTCCGCCCACAATCACTCGCCTGACAAGCGGGACCGGAACTTATACGACTCCGGCGGGCGTAAAATATCTAAGAGTTCGGATGGTTGGCGCAGGCGGGGGCGGGGGCGGCGGCGGTTCTCCCGGCGCAAGTTCCGGCACGGCCGGGACCGCTTCATTGTTTGGAACATCTCTCTTGGTTGCAAACGGCGGCGGCTTGGGGGCGGCAAGCGGCGGTTCTCCCGGCTTCGGCGGATCAGCGTCCATTGCATCTCCGGCGTACGGAACTGCGGTGCGCGGATCTTCGGGAACTGGTCCCATCTCTTTGAACGGCGGCGGGAGTGGATACGTCAACGGGGGAATGGGCGGCGCAGGCCCCTTTGGCGGGGGCGGCGGCGGATACGCGAACGGCGCGGGCTTTGATCATCCGCCTGCAACGAACTCCGGATCGGGCGGGGCCGGCGGGGGGACCGGGACTCAAGCGGTAACCGGCGGCGGATCAGGCGGTGCGGCCGGCGGCTTCGTTGACGCAATCATTCCAAGTCCAAGTCCTGGCGCAACGTATTCTTATCAAGTCGGCGTCAAGGGGAACAAGGGAACAGGCGCGCCAAGCGGGTCGGTTGGGTTCGATGGTTCAGACGGTGCGGCCGGTGTCATCGAGATCGAAGAACACTACTAAGCTTGTCCCAAAATGCCCGTGGTCAACGGGCGTTGTGCCTTGCATGATGTTCGGTTGAGGGGGAAGTCTATGGAAGAAAACAGAGAACCAGTTCCCGCGATTGTGAAGCGGAACGAAGATCACGACGTGTCGAAGGACTACATCAAATTGACGAGAACGACGGGCGTGGTTGGCGGAATCGGTTTGGTTGCGGCGCTGACCATGTTGTCGCCCCTTAAGGAATTCGTCTTCACCCGTGAAGAAGGCGTGGGTCTCGACCGCCGCGTTGCGCGGGTTGAAGAATCGGTGAAGGACCTTGCGTCATCGATCAAGGCTTCCGATGACAAGACCGAGTTGCGATTGAACCAGCTTCGCAACGAACTGCGGGGCGAAATCAAAGAGAGTCAGGCGCAGATCTTCCTTCGCTTGTCTGAAGTCAGCGAACGAATCATTGTCGCAATGCGCACGAACAAGATTGAAACCGAAGACAAGATCAAAGAGTTGAAGGACAGTATTAAATCCAAACGATAGAGGGGGAATGAATGAAGAATATTTTTGAAACCGCAGTGGGCGGAGACGGCGCGCAGTTGGCGGTTGGCATTGATCAACAGGACTTGGCGTTGTCGGTGAAGTTCCCGGTTGTAAAGATTGTGGACAAGGTCATGCCCGCAGTTGACGCCGTTATCGACAAACTGGAAGCGTTGATTCCCGGTGACCAGTCGGAACTCGCAGCGAAACTCAAGGCGCAGGCCCGCGATGAAGTTTTGAAGCTTCTGACCGAGACGCCGATGCAACCCGACGTTCTCGACATGGAAGCCAAGGCCTAGGTCTTTGGCATCCTTCTTCGGACTTCTGTCCAGGATCTTCGACAACTCGGGCCGCGACCTGTTCACGGTCCGGCTTGGCGTGTCGTTGATTCTGGCGAAGTTCGGAATCACGGGACTACTTGCCGAAGTGATCGGTCTTCCGTTCAGGGGCATTGTGGGTCTCATGATTCAAGACGGCATCTTCCTGATTGATGTCTCGCTTGACGCAATCAAAGAAGGTCAGAAGATTCCCGAGTTCGAGAAGCTTGCAACCGAAGCTTGGGTGAAGGCAACCGCGCGGGTCTATACCGAGGGGGAGAAGGATGCGATTCGAAAACAGTATCTTGATCTTCTGTCTGGCATTGGCGCTGTCGGGTTGCAGCACGCTAGCGAAGCAAGTCCCGGTCCCCAACGTTGAAGTCTGCACCGAGATTCCATTCGTTGACGGCCCCGAGGGCGCTTGCGTTGAAACGGTCACGAAGAAGCGCAGAATCATTCCGGCCCCTGCGTGGGCGATTCAAAGAACCAAACTGATTTCAATGACGGCGCAATCGTTCACCGAGGTGAAGAAGTCTTGGCTTGCCGGATGCCGTCTCGCTAAACAAGATTGTAACATCCAGGTTTCAACGGTCGAGAAGGTCTTGAAGCAACTGGATGAAATCGCGCGCCGTGCGCTCGCCAAACCTTAAGGGGGAATCATGAGAGAAATCCTTGCCCGCAGACTGAGTTCAACCGGGCCTCACGTCATCGAACTTCAAACCCTTCTGTCGAAGACCGGGCACTATCACGGCGGCGTGGTTGGCGTGTTTAACGCGGACCTTGAAGAAGCGGTGAAGGCGTTCCAGTCCGACAATGGTTTGGTTGATGACGGTGAAGTGATCTATCAGGGCGGCGTGACTTGGCCCAAGCTTGTGAAGGCTGCCCGCCAAGTTCCGGTTGGAAGTTACAAGCGTCCCCCCTTCGCAACGGTTCTCCCGCAGAAGATGAAGTCCAGGGGAACATACCGGGGCGGTTGGCCAAGGGGCGCAATCGTTCACTTCACCGCCGGCCGTGACGGTGCCGAGAAGACAATCAACGGGGGAATCGAGAACGGTTACACGTTCTGGTGCATCCAACGTGACGGTCGATTGTTCACCGCGCATGACGCAGACCAGTGGGGTTACCACGCCGGGAGTTCGAAGTGGCCTGGCCTTGACGGCACGGTCAGTGATGAATTGCTAGGCATTGAAATCAACGCCGCAGGACGCTTGACGAAGCTCTCAGACGGCCGGCTTCAATCATGGTTCAAGACTATCGTCCCGAAGGATGAAGCCCGACAGGTGCCGGGCAAGCGCTATCCGGGGGAACTTGCCGGATACTACGAGAAGTACACCGACCCGCAGGAATCAACCCTTGTCAATACGTTGCTTTGGTTGAAGGCACAACGCCCGGACCAGTTCAGTTTCGACCTGGTCTTGGGACATGACGAGGTTGCGCCGGGGCGGAAGAATGATCCGGGCGGCGCACTGTCGATGACGATGCCTGAATTCAGGGCGCACCTGAAATCAGAGTGGGCGAAGCGAGAAGGTTCTAAATGACGATGAAGTCGATTCTTCTTCTCGGTGCCTTGGCCTGCGGGTTTGGTTGTGAACCTGCGTATTCAATGGGCAAGTGGTTTGGGGACAAGTCAGTTGATGTTGTGGAAGTGAAGCCCACGCCCACGCCTCAACCGGTTGCAACCCCAACCCCACGGCCCACGCCCGCGCCGACTCCACTCCCGCCGGTTGTCCAGTTCAAGATTCCCGGTTACCCCACGGCATGGTCGGACAAGGTGAAGGCGATGTTCACGCCGGCCCTGTTCGCGCAATTCGAGGCGGCGCGGGGGGACTTCAAAGCCCGCTTCTGTCCGAACTACGACAAGCTTGGACCTGACCTGCGCAAGCTTGCGCAGGGTTACATGATCGGCGCAACGTCGAAGTTTGAATCAGGTTACGACCCGACCCAAGAGTACAAGGAATCGAGTGGTGACTTGTCGGAAGGACTGTTTCAACTCACGTACGGGAATAGCTTCTGTCCGAGTTCGAAATCGAAGGGGGACTTGAAGAACCCCATCGTGAACATCAACTGCGCGATGCAGATTATGGGCAAGTATCTGGCACTCGACAAGGTCGTTGCGGCCGGGGGTTACACGAG